GTGATCTTCCTTTTGGAAGCGTGCCTGAATCGTGCCGGTCAGTACAACGGCTTCCACTACCTCTCGGAGAAGGAAGTCGATGGCATTCCCGGCATCTGGTTGAACCGCGATTCCGAGACCCAGTTTGATGGCACTGATAATACACGGAGGAAGTACTCCTATGAGTGATCCATGGCGTATTAGGCATAAGCGGTATTACAACGACTTCGGTAATCCGCAGTGGTATTATGTGCTCGAGCGTAAGCGGAAGTTCCTCTTCTGGGACTATTGGAAGCGTATCGATAGTGAGCATTATCACTCTTATCTTAGTGGTAGAGAGCTTGAGAATGCGCAGAATAATGCCATTGCTAAGCTCGAGAAGAGGCGCCTCAAGATCCTTGGGGATGAAGCGGCATCTGAGTCTGTTGTGAAGGAATGGGTATAATAGCCAAGATCCATCAATTAGTCCACGGGTCTGCTAACCCCCTGATATTCTTGGCTATTTCCCCCTGTTGTCTTTTTATGAGAAAAGCAGGAGGATAATAAGAGTGAAAGGGAGTTATTGAAATGTCCGCTTGGTTCTATACCTCGAAGCCTGCCAATTCTATGCAGCGCTGGCTTAGTACTATGGCCAATTGCTATGAGTGTGACGTGCGTGTTCAGAAGCAGAATCTACGCGTGCTAGCTAACCATCAGGTTTGTCAGCATTGCTATAAGGAATTGAAGAAGGAGAAGCAGTATGCCTAATTGGTGTTCGAATTACATCTCGATTTCCGGCCCTAAGGAGCTGATTGCTCCTCTTTGGGGCGCTATGAACGAGAAGCAGGGGCTTTTGGAAGCCATTAAGCCTATCGGTGAATGGGACTATTATAAGGCTGTTCAGGAGTGGGGCACGAAGTGGGACGTTGATACACGCGATCTTCAGGTCCAGGATATCTCTGGAGGTCGTATGGAGATCTCGGGGTCTTTTGATTCTGCATGGTCGCCTCCTATTGAGGCTCTGCAGCATCTAGCGGACCAGGATGAAAACATCTCCATCTCGCTGGATTACTTCGAGCCTGGAATGGCCTTTTGCGGCAATTGGTCTTCTGCGGAAGGCGATAAGTTCTATGAAATCGACCCCGATAATCTTGATGAGATTCCGGAGGATCTTAGAGAGATGTGGAATATCGATGAGTTCTATGAACAGCTCGAAGATGGAGAGGAAGAGGACTCGGATCTAGAGTCTTTTGCTGACGCTTATCCTGTTGAGATGGATGAGAATGGCACTCCTATTGAAGATGAAGAGGATTACTGATGAATGCTCCAGTCATTAAAGCGGTCGATAAGGTCGGTCCTCATAGGACTGCTACGGTCGAAGGCGTTACGCGTGAAGAGATCGAAGAGCGCCTGGGATTCCCAGCGAATTGCCAAGACGACCCTGATAAGGTCCGATGGTCATGGGGGTTTGAAGCAGACGGTGTATACTGCGCCATCTGGGACTACAAAGGCTCAGGAGACTACGAAGTCTGGTCTGCGTTTGGTCCAAAAGAAACCCTTATGAAGGTGTTTGGAGAGGAATACGTGCTGTGAAAGAGTTGAACTTCTTTTCTGAGAATATGGGAAAGGAAGACATTGCGATGTTCTTTGGGCCATTGGAGGAATCTGATGGCCCATTTGTTCCCATGCCCCATGGCTGGACGATGGCTCATGTCATTTGCCAGGCCGGCATTTTTAAGTCCGTCACGGAAGCCCGCAAGAATGGCTGGGATAAGCCTATAGAGAAGGGCTTTCAAACAATCGAATTCAAGAAGCGTGGCGTCAAAATCCACATAATGAAGATGGTAGAATAATGGCTGTAACTAAGGCTGACGTCATAAACCGCGTTGGCGTGCGTATGGACACGCTGGAATGGCTGATGAAAAACAACTATCACATGAAAGATGTAATCTTTATGGAGACTGTTTTCCAGGCAGTTCTACAGTATTGGTCTCAGATGAATGAAGAAGACCGCGAATTTTACGAAGCAGCGCGCTGGGCAACCGATAATCAGAAGCCTTGGAACGCCAATGTCTCTAGTTGATTTTATGGAAGAAGCCCCTAAATGGGGATCTAAAGTGGAGAAGGAGCGTAGAAACCGCATCCTCCTTTCGGTTTACGCATACAGCTACGAGCTCCAATCCAATTCAATCATATCAGACGGCGATTACGACAAGCTCTCTGCAATGATTGATCCCTCTGTTTCCACTGGAAATAAGGTGATGGACAAGTTCTTCAGAGAGAAATTCGAGCCCCATACCGGCATGTGGATTAGAAGCCATCCGGATTTACTGGGTATCAATCAACTCTACATGCGAATGTTCCAGGAGAGACATAAAAATGCAACGTAATTACGTCGAAGTTCCCGTATCTATCCGTCTGCCCGACCAATGCTCAATGCTGGAACTCTCTGCAATCGTGGAGAATATCCAAGAAAAGTACGAACAAATGGGATTTTACGAGGTCAGAGTTCGGTTTGATTCAAAAACCGGGGAACCCCTGCTGTGGGCTGTTCGGTCTGAGACGGAAGAAGAGTATAATAAACGCATGAGATCGATGTGAGATACTGTGTATTTTACGAAAATAACCGTGTCCACGTCGATAGTCCGGACGAATTCACTGCTTTGATTGTGGCTAAGCGTCATTTTGGCCTTCCAACGCTCAGTGGGTTGTCTATTTTCATGAAATCGGGGGATGATATAAATGAAGGCTAATGGCTTTTTTGGCAATTGGGCCAAATACTCGATGGAGAAACGAATGAAAAACGATGAAATCTACGATGAATCTGGATTTGCTATCGGTTCTGCTGGTCCTTTGGATCCTGCTGCCCAGCTTGCCCAGGCTTCTATCCATTTTGAACCTAAGAATCCTGATCCTCTCAACAAATCTGACTACTTCCTCTGCAAGGCAGATAATGTCTATGATCTGGAACGCCAGGTCAATAAGATGATTGGCGTTGGCTATAAGCCCTGCGGTGGTGTTATGCATACACCAAACGCATTCTACCAGGCCGTTTTCCTGGATCGTTCTGTGGCCACTAAAGAACTTCCAACCTACACCAAGGATTACCTCCATTTTCTTAAAAAAGCGCGAATATAGGGAAAGTTAAGGAAACAAAGGGAGTTACACAATGGCACATATGGTTGAGACGATGGCTTATGCAGGCGAGACGCCTTGGCATGGCCTTGGTAAGAAGGTTCTTCCGGATCTGACTTCTGATCAGATGCTGAAGGAAGCTGGGTTGGATTGGACTGTCGATCGTAAGCCTTGCTTTACGATGATCGATAACAAGAAGGTGGCTGTGGGTCGTCAGGCTCTGGTTCGTTCTTCTGACAATCGTATTCTGACGGTGATCTCGGATGACTGGGAGCCTGTCCAGAACCATACTGCGTTCGAGTTCTTCGATGAGTTCATCCGCGAGGGTGACATGGAGATGCATACTGCTGGTTCGCTCAAGGATGGCAACATCGTTTGGGCTCTAGCTAAGGTCAAGGAATCGTTTGAGCTGTTTGGTGGTGACCAGGTTGAGTCCTACCTCCTGTTCTCGAATCCGCATGAGTATGGCAAGTCGATTGACATTCGCTTTACTCCGATCCGAGTCGTGTGCAATAACACTCTGACGCTTTCGTTGAATCAGAAGTCTGATATGGCTGTCAAGCTCAACCATCGTCGTGTGTTCGATGGTGATCAGGTGAAGGAGACGATGGGCATCGCTAAGTCGAAGCTCCATCAGTATAAGGAGATGGCTCAGTTCCTTGGGGACAAGCGCTACACTCCTGATAACGTGATCCAGTACTTCAAGACTGTGTTCCCGACTCTGTCGAAGAACGAGTCCAAGGAAGATATGTCTCGTCCTGCAAAGCAGGCTTACGAGGTCCTCGAGTCTCAGCCTGGTGCTGACTTTGCTCGCGGCTCCTGGTGGCAGGCTTTCAATGCTACCACGTTCGCGATCGACCATGTTCTTGGTCGCTCTCAGGACACTCGCTTGACTTCTGCCTGGTACGGTGTGAACCGCCAGAAGAAGATCAAGGCTCTTGAGACTGCAGTCGACTTCGCGGAGGCTGCATAATGG